TGAGAATCCAACTTATTTTCAGATGCACAGATTAACCGCTCTGATGAAAGATATTCAGCAGCTATTCGATGCGGCTAACTCGGAGGTATCAAAGCAGCTTAATTTAGATCTCGATGAGTTCATTCCATACGAAACGGATTTTCAATACCGGATGCTTGGCAATGCGGTTACCACTGAACTGGCGCTGCCAGCGATTGAGCAGGTTGTGTCTGCTGTTACTACCGCCAAGGCTGAGTTGATTAGCGGTGGAGTGACTAAACGCTTAACCATATCAGAGATGGTTGAAACGCTAGGAACTAAACCAGTAACAATCGAAAATAAAATCCGCGCCGGAATCATCGAAGGTAAATCAATCGATCAAATGGTGCGAGATATCATGCGAGTTGCCAATCAGGCGCACAAGCGAGATGTTCGGACGGTTGTTCGGACGGCGTTTAACTTGGCTGGCAGCGAAGCTAGAATGGCGGTTAATACTGCAAACTCGGATGTGTTGATCGGTGAGAGGTTGGTGGTTACGCTTGATTCAAGGACTAGCGTTACATGCTACGGACTGTCAGTTAAGGCTATCATCTATAAGATCGGTGAAGGCCCGCAACCTCCGCTTCATTATGGCTGCCGTAGTCTGCGTGTCGGCGTTGTCGATCCTCGTTATGCGGTACCCGGCATTAAAGGTCTTAAATCAGCCCGCGGAGATTCAGGTGTAGAGAAAATAGATGTCGATGTCACATTCGACCAGTTCCTGAAAAACCAATCCGTAGCATTCCAGAAAGAGTTCTTTTACAAGTTCTCAGGCGGAAAGTACAAATACGAGGCATGGAAGGCTGGCAAGATTAGCGGTGCTGATTTCGTTGATGGAAAAGGCGCAGAGATTGATCTGAGTTATTTAAAATCACTCGACAGCATAACTTTGTGATTTAGATCAATGTTTGTTTTTGTGTGGATGGTATTGTTTAGTTGTTGGATAAATTGGAGAAATGCAAATGATCATCGACTACGTTAATCGAACAAAGAAACAAAAGCCTGAACCAGTTAGTGAATCTGTATTAACTGGTATTTGTGCTCTAATGTGTGTCGTTTTGGTTGGATTGTTGGCGGTGATGTTATGAAACAAGTAGATTACATTCCAGCCTCTGGGCAGTTTTCGGTTGTTTTTGATAATGTGGACGATGTTTTTTCATCTACATACAAGCATGAGGATGGTGATCTATATTTTCTTAACGTAAATCGTGAGCTGTCAGAATTTGAGTGGGTGCAAATGATTTTGATCAAGCAATGGATTCATTCAAATGGCACGGAGAGAGAATGAAAATTTTCATCAAAGAATCAACGCTACAATAAGGAGTTAAAATGAAGCAAGTAGATGAAATGCCAAGACAAGGCGAGTTTATTGCAGAATGTATCGTATTAAATAGTAAGAAGCTTTCATTTCTATATAGAGCCGATAAAGATACTGGTTTTATATCGCTTTACAACAGAAGTGATGACCAGTGGTCAGGGTTAGAAGATCAAGAAACTGTAGAGGAAAGCTTCAAAAATCTAAACTCTACTTTTTTTGTGCTTTGAGCGTCAAAACAAACCAGTCTTGTGCTGGTTTTTTATTGCCAGCAATCTGTCAATAGCTTTTGGCAATTATATTTCCATTATCAATAGGTTTGGGCTATCATATGCCTTGAGATTGGGTCTCATTTTATCCAGAGGATAGCATGGCAAAATTTACACTTGCAGACGGCACAGAGATTGAAGCATTCACCGCCGATGAAGTCGAAAAGATGACTGAATCAAAGGTGTCAGGCTTGAAAAGCAAAGTAACAGAATTGCTTGACGAGACAAAAGCAGAACGAGCAAAGAGACAGCAGATCGAAGCAGAGCGCGAAGCAGCAGATCTTGAGCGGATGCAGAAAGACAATGATTTACAGGGTTTGCTTGAGCGCGAGCGCAAGAAAGCAGAAGAATTTAACTCAAAAGTGTCAGAGCTTTCTGAAAAACTGACAGCGAAAGAGAAAAAAGAACAAGCCGACGCAATCAAGAAGGCGGCATCTGATTTTGCAATGCTTGGAACTCGTGACACAGCAAAAATGAAGCTGCTGATCGAGCAAGCGGAGAAATACGCAAAACACACTGATTCAGGCGTGGTATTTGAAATTGATGGAAACATCGCAGACACTGAAAAACTAACAGCAAAACTAATGGGTGATTTCGGTTTCTTATTCGACGGGAGCGGGGCTTCTGGCGGCAATGCTCAAGGTTCAAAATTCAGCGGGGCTGATAACAAAGTAAACGCGAAAGCTGACGAAGCAAAGGCGAAAGGTGACCTTAACGGCTTCTTGGCATCCGCATTAAATCCAAATCAATAGAGAGATATAAATCATGGCTATTAACTCCGCAGATTTAGCTTCACTTTTAAATGACAAAGTAATCAATGATGCGTTTGAGATTGCGCGTTCAAATCGCACGGGCATCCTGTCAACTATCGGCATCGGCGCACCACGTCAAGCTTATGAAGGCTACAAAATGGGCTGGCTGGATATGCGCGTTGACGCTACAAGTTCAACCACTACAGCGGAAGCATTGGCAGCAGCCACCACTATCGCAGTTGCGGACGGAACTAAATTCCGCGCAGGCATGACTGCATCACCAGCTGGATCAGACGAAGTTGTGTTGATTACAGCTGTATCAGGCAATAACCTGACTGTTACTCGTGGATTTGGCGGCACTACTGCAGCAGATATTGCATCAGGCGCTGTGTTGACGATCGACTCGGTTGGTCGTGAAGAAAACTCCACCGCACAGAACGATGGTATCTTTCAACCTGATCCACTGGAAAACTATTTCCAAACTATGGATACAGCGGTTGAATTCTCTCGCCGTGCGCTGGCTACATTGCAGTTTGGCAACACTAACGATCTAACATTCCAAGTTGCAGAACGTATCAAACAGTTAGCCACTCAGTTAGATCGCGCATTGGTGCGAGGACGTAAAGCCACCGCCACTGTAGGATCAAACACTGTCACTTATACTGGCGGATTGCGTTACTTCTTAGATCAAACCGGTGCAATCAAAACAGATAACTCAGCTGCTGCTTTGACACTAGATGCAATCAATGCGCTGAATGCTGAAATTGTTGCTCGTGGAGGCATGGCCAATACTATCGCTGTTGGCATTAAGCAGGCTCGCAAGCTGCACGCATTGGTTTCTGCTAACTACGACTCTCAACGCCTGGCTGATTGGCAGGCTGATGCAGGCTCAGTGCTTACATTGCCTTCTGATTTGCCATTGGTTGGCAGCGTTAACCGCATCGTCATTGATACTAACCTGAATGATGCAGAGTTGGTGATCTTTGACTCTGGCATGATTTCAGTTGTTCCAATGGCTTCTGGTAATGCGGCTGATAGCGGTAACTGGCGCACGCTTGACGCCACTCAGAAAGGCCAAGATGGTCAGCGAACTCGCATTATTGGTGACTTCGCTATTGAGGTTCGCCAAAGCAAAACACACATGGCGCGACTGCATAACATCGGATAAGGAGGAAGCGCATGACGTTTACGGGTTATGCTGGCGTCATGTACCACTTTTGCGGAGAGATTGTAAAATTCAACGCTAATGGTGAGTACAAGACGGATAACACAGCAATCCAAGAGGCAATGAAAGCCGCAGGATTTAAAGTAAAGAAATCCGTTAAAGGCGAGTAATTCATGCCCCGCCACTGTGCGGGGTTTATTTTATGAGGTGATCCATGTTTTTGCAGGATTTATGGGATCTATGTTTTGCTGGTCGTCGGCAGGTAACAACGCAGACAACTATAGAGGCAAATATTAAGCGCGGAATTCAGTTTGATTGCTCGATTAGATTTAGCTCAATTGATGCAAATGGCGGAACTCAAACAATGGGCATCACAACTGGAGATGAACGAGTAATCATTCATGAGCGATATATCGCATTTGATGGCGGCGCGACAGAAATTCAGTATCAAGCATCAAAGAAATGCGAATACACAGGCGGAGATCCAATCCAAAAACGCAACAATAACCACCGTAGCAAGAACACAGGCAAATTCACTGTTGTTTCTAATCCAGCCGTTAGCAATCAAGGAGAGTTATATCTAGATCCATTTAGCATCATTTCTGGCGGAGCTGGATCGTCAAAAGTTGGCACAGAAGGACGAGGAAAGATAACCATTCTTGAGCCAAACACACAGCACGTTTTCTCATTTACCAATCCATCTGCGCAGGTCGCATCTCCTGTTTTTTGGTGGATCACGGTATCAGAAGGAGATCCAGAATTTGAGCCTGATTTATATGGCGATCTAAATAAGATTGCGTGATTTAGTGTATTAAATAATCAATATCATTTTGATTTGGGGGTGTAATTTGACAACAAAAAACCTACTTATTAACAGCGGTGCATATACGCTTGTATCAGCTGTTTCATATGGATTTATCGAAAATACAACAGGCGAGGTGGTAGAATATGCAGTAGCAACGTCACTACCATCAGCCACATTTATCGGCCACTCGCTTCAGATTAATGAATCAAGATGGTGGGAGTTGAAGTCTGGAGAGTCATTGTACGCAAAGACGAAGCAAGCAACCGGCCTGCTAACTTACACGGAGTGATTTATGAGTGTTTTTTATGATCTAAAAAAGACTCCGCGAGATATTTTAAATCAGGCGATTGTAAGAGCTGTCGCATCGGAAAGTAATGGTGTGTTATTTGACCCGTCTGATTTATCGACGCTGTATCAAGATGCTGATGGCACTATTCCGGTCACCGCGGTTGAGCAGCCTGTCGGAAAGATGCTGGATAAATCCGGTAACGGCTACCATGCCACGCAGTCGATTACAGCGTCACGGCCTACGCTGAGTGCGCGTAAAAATATTCTACTGGCGACTGAAACACTAGCGACGCAATCCATAACCACGCTGTCTGCAACTTACACACTGTCATTCACAGGCACGGGCTCAGTTACGCTGTTGGGTACAGCAACCGGCCAACTGAATGGAACAGGTACAGATAGGGTATCGCTCACATTTACACCCACAGCGGGAACGCTAACGCTCACAGTGTCCGGTAACGTGACGAAGGCACAGGTTGAGCTTGGTTCTATTGCTGGCCAATATCAGCGCGTCAACACGTCAACGGACTATGACACCGACGAGCGGTATTTTCCGAAATTTTTACGCAATGATAATGTTGATGATTATTTTAATTTACCAACAATGAATAACCAGGTAACGCACGCAATGAACGAAAATGGGGCAGTTGGTGCGGTAGCCGGAACCATTATGGGTGCATCACCGACACTAAGATGGCTAGATAGATTTTACGGGATGATTACTGCGGAAGGTGACTTGTCAGAAGGATTAGATCGTCGGATTGAATACTATTTACGAAGAAAAAGTCAGACGCAATTGGAAATCTATTCAAAAGGAATTAATGACATCGGGATTGCTGGCCAAATTGGGTTTGGTGTCGGGAGTTGTCCGTCATTGCCAATCGGGTA